TTGTTAACAATGAACAAGCAACAGAGATTGCCGAGTTAACAGTTGATAGTTTTATACCATTGGGTATCAGAGAGTTATTAACAATGCAAAGACAAAATGGTTTAGGTGAATTAATACAAAGAATTATAAGGTTAGCAAGTGCCAATATACACGTTTAAAAATAAAAGAACTAAAAAAGAGTTTACAGAAATGATGTCCATCGCAGAAATGGAAGAATATCTGTTGAAAAATAAGCATATTAGACAAGTTATAACACCCATAAATATATCCGGTGGCGTAATGGGTGTTAATATGAAAAACGATGGTGGTTGGAAAGACAACTTATCACGGATTGCAGAAGCACACCCAAACAGTGCGTTAGCCGATAGATATGGTAAAAGATCAGCGAAAGAAATCGCAACAAGAAACGTAGTCAAGAAACACTTGAAAAGACAAGCACAAGGGAGAAAAAAGAAATGACAAAAGACATACCAGATTACATGAGAGGTTTTGATCTGACCGATGATTGGGGAATGACACCAGTATCAGCACCACCTAAACAAGAGCAGGTAGTTGTAGATACCAAACCCATAGAGAATGCTAGTTTAGAAATATCTAAAGTAAAGGCAGATGTTTCTTCTATCAAAGCTATGATGAACGAAGTTATGCAAATAGTGGCAGAGAAAGATACTATAACAAAAGAAGTATCAGATGAAGATCAAAAAGCAAAAATGAAAGAACTTGAAAAAATAATATTGCCTTTTTTATATAATTTAAGTAAAACTACCGAACCTTACATACATTGGCCTAACAGAGGTCCGATTATTAAGGCACAGATAGAAAAAGTGTTAAAAATAACGAGAGGATAAAATGAAATTAAGTAATAATTTTAGTCTTAAAGAACTAACAGCTTCACAAACGGCTGACCGTAAGGGTATTAATAATAACCCTAACGAAGACCAGATTGAGAAGTTAAAACTGTTATGTGAAAAAGTTTTGCAACCAATAAGAGACCATTATGGCAAGGTAGTTACCGTGTCTAGTGGGTACAGATCCGTAGAGTTGTGTGAAGCAATAGGATCAAGTAAAAATAGCCAACACGCTAAAGCGGAGGCGGCCGATTTTGAAATCTTTGGATTGAGCAACGCTGAACTATGTAAGTGGATATCTGATAATCTGGATTTTGACCAGATGATCCTTGAATACCACAAGTTAGATGAACCTAACAGTGGGTGGATTCACTGCTCTTATAAGGCTGAAGATAATAGAAAACAAATTTTACGTGCTTACAGAAATGAAAGTGGTAAAACTTGTTATGAGTCATACGAGCCAAAGTGAAAGGAAAAGCGGGACGAGTTAAGAAATAGTCCCGAGTTAATAAACGACCATTTACAACTTTACAGGTCTACATGATATACGAAAACAAGTTTGGCAAAATCAAAATTGAATTAGAAAATCTTAACAACAAGACTATTGGTATTGCCATGTCAGGTGGTGCCGATAGTACCTTGTTATGCTGTCTACTAGCAAACACAATCAAAGAAAAAGGTTTAGATATAACAATACAACCATATAATGGTTATGATATGTGGGCGCCAGGTGATTCAGCACAATTACCAGAAATTATAGATTACATTAGAGCAAAATATACTAACGTAATAATTAACAATCCAATATTTACAGTATTCAATTCAGATGGTGGTGCTTCAGGTAAAAAACAAGATTGGATTAGACCACTTCATAGACAATTAGTTAAACACGGTGTAATACACCATACGTATCATGCTATCTCATTAGGTCCACCAATAGAAGTACAAGAGAAATGGAAAACTAATTTTAGAATACCTGGTGGCAGAGATTATAATAAGAATACACACGTACAAGACGACAAGAATACCACTCCGTTTATGACGATTGATAAACGATTTATGATAAGAGAATATGAAGACGAAGGCCTAGATGACCTATTGGAAATGACGGCCAGTTGTATAGTACCAGGTGAGAAACCATGTGGACAGTGCTTTTGGTGTCTAGAGAGAAATTGGGCGTATCAGGAAGTGTTAGGTAAATCCTGGACTTGACAATATAGCGGTTTTGGTATATATTGATTATATTATGAGTAAATTTAAATTTATAGAACTAGATAAGAGCGTCTTACCAAAAACTAAAGGTAAGAAAATAGACGGACATAGATTTTACGAAATAGATGGTAAGAACTATCCGTCAATAACAACAGTCCTTGGTATACAAAAGACCAAAGAACTTCAAAAATGGCGAGACAGTATTGGTAACGATGTTGCTAATTGGGAAATGGGTAGAGCGGCCAGACGTGGTAAAGCTACACACACATTAGTTGAACAATATCTCAAAGGCGAAACACCAAGTGAAAGATCAGTACTACCATTAGGTCTATTCAGACTTTTAAAACCATACGTAGATCAGATTAACAACATACATGCTTTAGAAACAATTATGTATTCTAAAAAATTAACTGTTGCAGGTCAGGTTGATTGTATTGCAGAATATAATGGTAAATTGTCAGTAATTGATTTCAAAACAGCGAACAAAGAAAGACAAGAGAGTTGGATTGAGAATTACTTTTTACAAACGTGTGCTTATTCTATCATGTATGAGGAATTATATGGTACGAAGATAGAACAGTTAGTTATATTAATCGCAGGCGAAGATGGAACTATGGTGCCTTTCATTAAAGAAAGAAAACCATATGAAGAAAAATTAGGTAAATCTATACAGGACTTTTATAAATATTATGAAGAAATCAATAAAGACAAAGTATAAAAATGAACTTCATATTTTCCTTGGTACTCCTTCTTGGAGTGGCGACAACCTCTATAGCTGAGGAAGATAAGTCTTATCAAAATTCCAATCTAGCACCTAGTGAAATGCCTGTATTATGTGGACACCCAAACTATGTACACAAGTTTATAATAGACAAAGGTTTTGAACTAGAAAATGCTAGTCTTGGTAGAGCAGGTGCTCATCCAAAAGGAGAGCCAGTAATGATGATAACAACCTATTCAAAAGACGATCAGATGATAGGCACTGTTGACATACCAACAGGTGATTCAACGTGTATAATGTACCACACGTTTGATAGAACTGAACTAAAAAATAGGAGTCAGTAATGATTAAAATGAATAGTAAAACTTTCTCGCAAGAGATTGAGAGTACAGTACGTAAAGAGAAGATATCTTATATGGACGCAATCATACATTTATGTGAACAAAAAGATTTAGATCCAGGTAAGGTAAACTCATTTATTAATAAACAAATTAAAGAAAAATTGAAAGTTGAAGCGATGAACTTGAACATGTTGAACGTACCAAAACAAGGCTCGCTACCAGTATAGAATGCATGACGGATTTGACGTATTTAAAATTTATTTAGCGATAAAACTTCATTTTACCACCGATAGTTATAATTATCACGACTATGGTGGTAAAGTGAATTGTAAACTAGAGACATTTACAAAGAGAAATGATAGATATTTCTTTCACAAGTTAAGTAAACAATACGATAAATATCAAATATTAGACTTTTTTGTTGCTAATTTTTTAGACAACGACAAACAATGGGTAGGAAATTTATTAAGAAAAGATGGTCAAGAAGTTTATCTCAATTATAAGAAACATAAAGATGGCATTAGTTACCACTTTAGAAGGGATAGCGTATGTGTTAATGATGACTTCTCTGCTAGGTCTCTTTCTTTTAATGATGGTTTGGGCTGTGATACAGGCCAGCATCCACGGTTGCTACAACTTTATATTAAGAAAAAAATAAGTCACCAGACGATGGTGATTCTAGATTACCACTTAAATTTCATCAAAAATTGGGACAAACAGATTACCGAAACGTTTGTCTGGCCAGTACTTTCCAAACGACTAAAAAAGTATAGAAAATTCGTACATTTTAACGAGACCGAGACGAAATTAACGTTAAAGGACGTGTTTGTTCGCTGAATGTTCTGGTTGCCTTTTTGACGTTTTTCTGATATATTATACGTATATTTGAAAGGAAAAACACTATGAAAAAAATGATACTAACAGCCTTAATAGTTAATGCAATGATTTGGTTGCTATTAGGTAACATCGCTAACGCTCATCACAAGAAATTTGATCAGGTTTATAAACCTTATGGTTACACTGCCAAAGGTTCAGAAAACTACAGGAAATTAGATACTGAATCTAATTTAGTTGAGAACGACTTATCAAAACTTGTTGAGAAACAATTAAAGAATAACGAAAAAACAGGTTTAGTTAATTATGTTTATTGGGAAAATGGTAAAGTATTAATTAACAAAAATAATCTTACAGAGGAAATGATTAAGAATAATGGTCTATTAAGATCAAATTCTATGGGTAAATCTATTGCGTCTTACGTAGTAGGTCACGCAGTTTGTAAAGGTAAGATTGCAAGTATTAACCAATCAGTTTCAGATTGGGTTATAATAAACAATACTCTATATGCAAATAACAGTTTATTAGAAGTTTTAAATATGACTTCTGGTGACCACAATATGATAGGTGAGTATAAGTACGGTCAAGTTAAAGGTAGTAATGACGGTGCTGTTTATGGTAAACCAGAGAATAGAATTCACAAGTTGAGTATTGCTCAACAAATGAATAGATGGTTTAGAGATACAACAAAAAAGAAGAGCGTATATAATTATAGTGCTACTTCTACTTTGATTGCTTTAAATTATGCAATAAGTAAATTTGATTCTGTTGCAGAGTACGAAGCTTTTTTAACTGAAATATTTACAGATCACGTTGGTGTTAAAGACGATGTAATGTTTCAAAAAGTTTCTTGGTCTAGTGCAGACTTTAACGAAGGAAATTCTAGATTTACTTTTTGGGCAAAATCAGATGACTATATTAGAATAGCAATCACTATGTTAGAAGATTACAATTCAGATACTTGTATTGGTGACTATATGAGAGCTATATATGATAATAGAGTTAATAAGAGACATGATGGATACAAAGCGTATCAATCAGGTGCATACACAAAAGCATATGGCGGACAATTTCATATGAACTTTGTTGGTATGGAAAAAAGAGTTATCTTCGCAATGGACGGTGCTGGAGGTCAACAGTTAGTTATAGACATGGAAAATAATAGAATAGTAATGACTAACTCTTTTGACCAACACTATGATTGGAAGAAAATAGTATATAACGTAATAAAGAAAGGACTTTAATTGACGTTAGGATTCGGATTAGGTATGTTGTTAATGGGCGTAATAGCCATATTCGTAGGTGCCTTATGTGTCTGGTACGTCATTAATAATCAGAAAGACGATGACAAATGAAGGAATGTGGAACGATATGAAAACAATATCTAATTTAAAAAAGAAAATAAAAGTAATGAAATCAAAAGAGACAGAGACTAAAGTTAAAGTACCAGAAAAGACGTTAACAAAGGTTACACCTTTACACGACTTCTCTTGGTATCTAAAATGGTTGTCATGTATTCTAATATTATCGGCAGTATGTTTCAGAGCCAGTGGTGGCGAGTTTCATATGTTTGATTTATATTTTAGTTTAGCAGGTACACTTGGTTGGCTATGGGTAGGTATTCTATGGCATGACCGTGCCTTAATGGTTTTAAATTCAGGATTAGCAATAGTATTATTGACAGGTATTTTACGAACTTATGTCTAAAGTATTTGTTGTAGCAAACGGCGAAAGTCGTAAAGGGTATGATTTATCTAAATTGCAAGGCAAAGGCCGTATATACGGTTGTAATGCCATCTACAGAGATTTTACACCAGATGTTTTAGTTTGTGTTGACCAAGGTATATCTCACGAGGTATATAATAGTGGTTATTGTGATGAGAACGAAACATATTTTAGAAATTGGACACGAGTACCTGGTATGTTATATGAGACTATGATAAATGCCGGTGCAGGTATAACTGCTGAAGAATACAAAATAGTTAAAGAAGAAAAACTAATTAATGAAAATGAACGTGGCGATTGTCAAGAGTTTGTAATGCATGGCTCAAATATATCTGGTGCAGTTAAGATAATGAAAGAGAATAAAGATATTAAATCTAAAAATGTAAATCACACTGCTATTGATGTCAGTTGGTGTAAACCATACTCTAAAGAACAATCACTTGACGATGTAATGAAACCTAGAGATTGGGGCTGGGCGTCTGGTCCTACGGCGTGTGCTTTGGCAGTTAAGAACGAGACAACACCAAAGGCAGATAATCCTGAAGAAACCATAAGTCTAGAAATGTATTTGATAGGCATGGATTTAGGAAGTAATACAGACAAGATTAATAATCTATACAAGGATACCAAATACTATGGCCTAAAAGAACAACAACAAGTACCACCAACGAACTGGATTGGACAGTTGACCAAGTTGATTAAAGACAATCCATCGGTGACTTTCTACAAAGTCAATCCACAGGCTGATACTGGTAGAGACCTGGTAAATAGTAAGGTAAAAGAGTGGGAAGGCTGTAAAAACGTCTTCTATATTGACTATCCTACAATGGAAACATTGATTTCATAGGAGCATTGACAAAATAGCGTGGATATGGTATATTAGAACTTATGAGTATCAGGAAAGTAAAACAAAAACCTAATAAGCAAGTTATCAAGATAAACAATTATATCAGATATTGGGATAGAAGTGTAGATAACGGACACGATTTTTCAGTTGTGATGACCGATGGTTCAGTTTTAGAAATTGAAATGCGTTGGCCTAAAGGCGAAGACAGATTAAATAAACCTGGCAGAGCTCATAAATTTGTAGCTAAAAACGTGTATAAATAGAAATGATACCGATAATATAGGTAACACAAATACAATATACAATTAATATAAGGAGAAAATAATATGGATTTTGAAGCATTAAAATCATCATCAAGTGGCTTTGACAAATTAACTAAAGCGCTTGAAACAAACCTCAATCCCGAGGATCAATCAAACAAGAACAAATACCAAGACGACAGAATATGGAAACCTGAACTAGATAAAACTGGTAATGGTTATGCAGTGATAAGATTTTTACCTGCTATTGAAGGAGAAGATTTACCATGGCAACGTGTGTGGTCTCATGCCTTCCAAGATAAAGGCGGCTGGTATATAGAAAACAGTTTAACAACATTATCTCAAAAAGATCCTGTGTCCGAAGAAAACACAAGATTATGGAATACTGGTGTTGATAGTGATAAAGATATTGCTAGAAAAAGAAAAAGAAAATTATCTTACTACAGCAATATTTTAGTTATGTCAGACCCAAAACATCCAGAGAATGAGGGAAAAGTTTTCTTGTTTAAGTTTGGTAAAAAAATATTTGATAAGATAACTGAAGCAATGCAACCAGCATTTGAAGATGAGAAACCAATTAACCCATTTGATTTTTGGAAAGGTGCAAACTTTAAACTAAAAATTAGAAAAGTTGATGGTTATTGGAATTATGATAAATCAGAGTTTGAGGCAGTAAGCACGATTGCTGAAGGCGATGACAAAATCAAGGCGATTTGGTCAAAGCAATATCCTCTAAAACCTTTCTTGGCACCAGATAATTTTAAATCCTATGATGAACTCAAAGAGAAACTGAATAGGGTAATATCGGGTACAAGAAGCACTAAAACAGCCGCTAGTGATGAGCTCCCGCCAGCACAATCGGCTCCTAGTGTTAAAAGTATGGAAAGCACAAGTCCAGCAGCTAGTGAAGATGACGACACGTTGTCTTACTTTAGTAAATTAGCTGAGGACGAGTAATCCTAAACCGTTCCCTCCGTTTAGACAACATACTTTAAGGGCTCTTTAGCAATAAAGAGCCCTTTTTTCATTATAAATATACACATGGCAGTAAGTATACTAGACACATTAGTTGATAAGGCTGATGGCGCAAGAAAGTCAGCGTCATGGTATAGAAGAGCAGTTGGTTCAATTGCAGACAGAATAACAGCACGAAAACTAATAAATCAGAATAAACTAATAGGTAGACCATCTGTTGGTAGATTAAATCTATTTGTATATGACCCTAAATATAAACAGGTATTGCCGTATTATGATATATTTCCTCTAGTGTTACCATTAGAGACAATAAAGGGTGGATTTGCAGGTATTAATTTTCATTATTTACCACCAAACCAAAGATTTACTTTATTGACACAATTACAGGCGTTTAACGTACAAGGTGGTAAGGTGTCTAGTGGAAATAGATTTGATGTTAGTTATAACAGAATTAAAAAACTACCATTGGCGAAAGGTTGTATTAAGAAATATCTATATGGTCATTTAAGAAGTCAGTTTTTAAAAATAGACTATGACGAGGCTGCTTTGGCAGTATATTTACCAATCGCTCAATTTAAAAAAGGGAGACCATATTAATGGCGATTTTAAGAGGCGGAAAAAGAATAGGCGGATACGATATTAGAATTGGTATACCGAGAGACAGGTCATTAGACAATGTTACCGGTGATCCAAGATTAAAACGTACACAAGGTGGTAATCCTGAATCTACAATGGGTAGAGTACAGGCAATGGTCAATGAGGCCGAAGGATTTGCTCGTAAGGCAAGATATTATGTTGAGTTTCATTTACCGACATCTTTAGGTGGTGGTCCTGATGGTTCAGCAGGTTCAGTATCTTCATCAATGACAGACGAGACATATGACTCATTTAGAACTAGTGCCGATATGAATGCTATTCATATAGCAAATGGTAGACGTGTTCAAGCATTTTGTTCAGCAATAGAAATGCCTGATAGAGAAATAATTACAAAAGAAGTTAGACATGGTAATACACCAGCTAGACATATTGCATACGATTTTAAATCAGCAGAGATAACAGCAACATTTTATGCTGATAAATTTTTAAGAGAGAGATCATACTTTGAAGCATGGCAGGCTGCCGCTTTTAGTACAAAATCTTATAACATGAACTATTACAAGAATTATGTTGCTGATATGAGAATATACCAATTAGGACAATTTGCGTCAAGACAAGAACGAGACGATATAACATATGCAGTACAATTGTTTGATTGTTTACCTACAAGTATTAGTAAGGTAGATTATTCTCACGATGAAAATACAGTACAGACATTTTCTGTCACATTTAAATTTCAGTATTGGATTAATTTCTTCCTTGATAAACAAGGCGAGATAGAATTAGGCCAATCTACATTTGGAAAACCGACAGTGAAACAGAAATCAGGTTTATTTGGAGGTTTACTTGGTAAACTACCACCTGAATTGAGACGAGCAGGTAGAGACGTGTTGAACAATTTGAGACGTAGAGTACCGTTAGGTAAAATTACCGGCGGTAGAGCGTTCCCACCGTTCAAACTACCACCATTAAATTTATAATTAAGG